CTCTCCAGTTGATGGCAACTCAAGTTCATAAGACGGCGTAGAAATCTTTGGTAAGGGCATAATAACCTATAGAGTTTTTCAGTGTGATTATTTATTATTAGAAAAAGAGACCTGCAGCAGCACCAACTATTGGAGGTAAGAACTGAGTTGCATTTAGAATAGCTTGCTCAGCAATACTCAAATTACGTTGGTTACTTGAACCGCCACCAGTGTCACTAGGAGCACCAATTCTTTGTTGTCTATCAACGTAGTATCTCATGTAAGTCATGGATACTGTACATTTTAGAAGACTGGATGCCTCATAAGAAACAGGCATGGAGTTGATACTAATTGGATATGCTTTTACAAATCCATATGTAAGAGAGGTTCCTGGTTCTCCTCTACTAATTGCTTCCTCTCTAGAGGTGGCAGTGGGTGAACTTCTCTCAAACTTGGTGATCTTTAGACCCTCAACAGCATAATCATCTCTATACCTTGCTCTGTAATAAGAGCCAGAGTCTTTGGTATCACCCTCGTCAAATCCAACGATCCAATCTATCCATGCTTCAAAAAAACGAATAGGCATGTAATTGGAAGCATCAACATAAAATGTAAAGTCAAGTCGATCATCAAAAATTCTTCTGTAGGCATGTCTTTCAGTTACACCAGTGTGGTCACTGGTGAGTTCTAATGTTGCGAGATTAGATCCTGGGAGGGATACTTCACTACACATCAGATTTAACTGATCTTGCTCATAACGAACTCCAAACGCACTTAGAGATTCTTGTCCTCCCTGTGTGCCCCCTGGTTTGAAGGGACTATCCATCGCAATCTCAAAGTGAGATGTTAATGCTGGTTTTAGCAGAGTCCTTTTGAGATCTGCTACATTCTTTCCAGAAGCCATTTATAAATAATTTTTGACCTTATATATTATGTATGGGAGAAAGCATCAAGAGTAAATATCAACCCTCATATCCAAGGAAATATAAGGGTGATCCAAATAATATTATCTGTCGTAGCAGTTGGGAGAGGAAGTTTTGCCGATGGTGTGATCTAAATGAAAGTATTTTGGAGTGGGGTAGTGAGGAATTTTGGATTCCATACCTATCACCTGTAGATAATAGAGTTCATCGTTACTTTCCTGACTTCATTATAAAGGTAAAGGAGAGCGCAGGTCAAGTCAAAACATATGTGGTTGAAGTTAAACCAAAGAAACAAACTCAACCACCAAAGAAACCTAAAAGACAAACCAAGTCATACATCTATGAGTGTAAGACCTATGCTGTGAACCAGGCAAAGTGGAAAGCAGCAGTTGAGTTTTGTAAGGATCATATGATACAGTTTAAAGTAATCACCGAAGATGAACTGGGGATCAAATGAATCGCTTTGAAGACAATCAAATCAACAATAGCACGAATGATCCTGAAGAGATGATGATGAAGATCATGGAACTCCTCAGTGGTACGGTCACACCAATCCCTGATGTAGGTGGATTTTATACTTTTATATACAATGCTAAAACACCTAACATCAGTTATGACCAACATCCACTGATTGCCTGCACTGATGTTTTGCGTTGGGGTTTCAGAGGAATTAATCTTCACCTAAGAAAATCAAGGCAATATACCTGGGATGAAGTAGCAGGACAGTTGTATATTGTCCAGTATAATGAGGTTGATGACTTAATGAAAATACCATATCGCAAAATGATTGATAAATAAGTAAAAACCTTTGTCTAATGGCAGCAGGACAATCAGCGACAAGTAGGATTGCACCAATAAAAGTAAGAACAGGAAGCGCACAGCAGCGTCGTTCTGGCAAGGGTCCTTCTACACAAAAATATATCGCTACAAAAGTAACTGAGGGTAGGGACGTAAATGGTAAACCAACCTTTACAAAAGAAATTATACGTTACGATGATGCCAAGGGAACTAATCCCGTTGTTATCGGAATAAAGAAGTCGGGGGAGAATTTAATAACTCCAACCACTAGTGCCAATGCTAGTGATAAAATTGGTATGGGAGATAGTGGTCTTTTAACAAAAGTCTCCATTCAACAGATGGAATCGACCAGAGATGATTTTGGTTTAGATGCCCCAGCAAAAGACAGTTTTAATAGAGACAACGGAAAGTCTGGTCAAGCAAAAGCATCAGATGCTCCAATAGAATTTTCAGTTGCTGCTGGTGGAGCATCATCATGGCAGAGAAGTTCACCAATAAGTGAAGGATCATCTGGTGCTGGTAGTGGCACTACGAGAGAACAATTCGACACAGATCTAACGTATCCAATAGATCTTGGAAATGGGACGCAAGATGTGATTAAGTTTGATATGCTTAAGTATGAACCAAGATCAGCCTCAGGAACAACTGGAGAAGGTGGTTCGATTGGTTTTGGTGATCGTTCATCGACAGATAGTAGAATTATTGGATCTTGTTTCTTACCTATCCCAGCAGGCATTCAGGATGCAAGTTCTGTAAGTTTTGCTGATGATAATATGAATGCTTTCCAAGCAGCACTCGCTGCTGCTTCCATAACTGGATTGACAGAAGGTATAGGTGAGGGTATTAACAAACTCGGTAGTGATATAAAGGCAGCAGGGAGCGATCCAAAAACAAAAGATGCTCTTGCTTCTTTCTTCGCAGAACAAGCGACGGGAACACAAAACTTACTCGCAAGAACAGAGGGTATCATTCTAAATCCTAACCTTGAGTTGTTATTTAAATCACCAACTCTGCGTAGCTTTAACTTTACATTTAAAATGTCTGCTCGTAATTCAGATGAGGCAGATATGATTATTAAAATTCTTCGTTTCTTTAAACAAGGATCTAGACCTCAAAAGTCTGCGAGTAATCTGTTCCTCAAGTCTCCTCATACATTTAAGATTAAATACTTACATAGAGGAGTGAATGCAGAGGAACACCCATACATAGGCAAGGTCAAAGAATGTGCCTGCACCAATGTTGGTGTGAACTACACTCCAGATGGACAGTATGCTACTTACACCGATGGTAAGTTGGTTTCATACGCGATGACTTTAGGGTTTAAAGAACTTGAACCTGTATTTAATAGTGATTATGAAGAAGATGGCGATGCTTCAATAGGTTTCTAAGATGTCAAATTACTTTAGTCGTTTACCAGATTTTGAATACGTCAGCAGACTTCCTGATGCGAAGATCTCTGATTACATTCGTGTCAAAAATTTATTTAAGAAAGGAACACTACGCAAAGACATCTTCCAAGAACTTGCTTTCTTCACCAAGTATAACATCAAAGGCAATGATCGTCCTGACAATGTAGCATTTGAAGTCTATGGAGACTCTAAATTAGATTGGTTGGTTTTAGCATCAAACAATATCCTTAATGTTCAAAGTGAGTGGCCTTTATCACAGAGAGACTTTGATCGTTTCATGTTAGAAAAATATGGCACTTATGACAATGTATTCAATGGTGTTCATCATTATGAAACCACAGAAGTAAAGAACAGCAAGGGTGTCATAATCGTCACTGCTGGATTGAAGTGTGAGTTGGATTACTCTGTGAGTTTCTTCGACAACTCAGGACAAACAACAGTCAATAATATAGCAAAAACGGTGACAAACTATCAATATGAAGAGGACTTGGAAAATAAAAAGAGAAATATATTCTTACTTAAACCACGATATATCAATGTTGCCATCGATGATTTAGAAGAAATGATGGTATATGAAAAGGGTTCCACTCAATACCAGAGTGAAACCCTTAAGCGTGCTGATAATATCAGACTTTATGAATGATCACTCCTCTGCCAGTTTCTGGAAGTAAGAGAGAGCATCATCTTCATCCTCACTAGCAGACTCTACAGAAGTCTTAGTAGCTGCTGCTACGGTCTCTTCTGCACGACGACTGCTGAAGTCGGGAGCATATGATCCGCGATCATTGTCCTCGTTATCAGTCTCCTCATCAAGAGGACGATTGGATGACTTGCGTCCAAGAACCATCTGCAGACGATTCTGCAGTTGATCATAGGACTTAAACTGGTCAGCAGCAACGAGTTCAGCAAGAGAATACTGCTTCTTCCACAGTGCTTCCAGAGCATCGTCATCATCCAGCAGAGGTGCTGATGCAGCAAACTCAGAGGAGTCATAGTTCCAGTAACCAGCAACCTTCTTCAGTTTCAGTTTGAAGTTGGCACCTGCCCAGAAGTCAAAAGGATTGATGGCAGTCTCATCCTCATACTCAGGTTGCATTGCTTCCATAATCTTGTCAAAGATCTTCTTGCCGAACTTGTACAGGAAGACTTTACCTTCATTATCAGGGTTTGCTTTGTCCTGCACAACATAGATGTTGGCATAGTAGGACAGTTTGCGCTTCTGCTTACGAACAGTGTCTTTGTCGGATTCAACACCACTGTTCCACAGTTCGCGGTTGTATTCAGACACGGGATCTTTCTGACCCATAGTGGTCAGAGAGTTCTCAATATACCATCCACCAGGACCCTGGAAGGCATGGGAATACATCTTTGCCCAGGGGAGTTCTTCCCCTTCGGGTGCGGGCAGGAAACGGATGACTGCGTAACCGTTGCCGGTCTTATCCATTTCAGGTTTCCAGAGACGGTCATCTCCACCGCCACTAGTGTTGTTCATCTTCTCAACTTCTTTTACCAACTTAGAAGTCAACGAACCAAGAGAAGATTGCTTTTTAAGGTCTGCGAAAGACATAGGATTACCTCGGATTAATTAGATTTGGCTTGTGTGTACCTTGTTATTCTACAGGTCAGAACCCGTAGAGTCAACTTGATTTCTCATAACGGTGAGCATTTCATTCATGTTGTTAAACACAACACTCATATCAACGTTTGCGGGAAGTCCCATTGCACGAGCAGACTCAAGCATATTCTGCTTCATCTCTACCGCACCGGGATCATCAGACAGACTCAGACGAGTCCATACAATTTTCTGCTTATCAATCAGTTTCTCTAGGAGACCGATGTGATGCAGTTTTTCTTCCTTGTCCATAGAGGGGAATTTAAATACGCTAGAGTAGACCTCTTCCTGAAGTTCCTGGACTTCAGCAAGTTCTGCTCTAACGACTTCGGATTCAAAGAAACTCATCTACCCTACTGCAACCTCTCTAAGGATTTTTTTATAACGTGGTACATCAATATTTAGGAACGGAGAATACTTTTTCATTCTCATACTGACGGTTTCCCATACCGGATCTTGTAGATCATTGTCAAAGTTTTTTCGGAACTCCAGTATTCTATCAAGAATTACCATAGTTTCAATAGAGATATCCCCACCCAAATATTTCTTTAGGATGGTGGGATGTCCAGACTTGCTTGAGAACAAATCATCCAACTTCTTTTCAGAGAAGAGTTCTTCGATCTCTCCCTTGAACATGTAAGACATAGATTGAGTTCTCTTCTTCCATGAAGTATATCTGACTTCACCTTCGCGAATCAATTCTCCTATCCAAAGCTTACTTGGATCAGTGCAGGTGATAAAGTTAGATATAAAGAACTCAACTACTTCCTTATCGTCTTTGTTCCTGGCAAGTTTCTCAAACCAGAAACGATCTTTCCTTTTATAGAATGATTGTACTGTAGCACGACTCTTACCACAATACTTGTGATAGTCATACTTCTCTTTCGTGAAGTGGTTCTTCAACGAAAGATACTGCTTATAGGCATCAAAGGGCATCATCAAAAAAGTAATATAGAAGATTTTTGCCGGAAAATTTTTTCCGATAAAAATGAAATCAAAGGGGCAATTTGGCGCGGGAACTTCTCTTCAGAAAATTCAGTTCCATCGCTTCATATTTGATCTTCTCTTTCAGTGGTTTGGAAATCAGTTTGGGAACAGAATCTAGATCAATACTATTCTTCTCGCAAAAATAAATGATGGCATCAATATAGCTCATATTATTTTCTCCATGCACAAGAGTCTCAATCTCTTGAGCAAATCGCGCAGGACAGAAGAATTTACTTTCTAATACCTTCTCTAGTTCATTCTCCATTCTCTGACCTAAGATTGTGAGATACAAATTCTTTAATGTAACGAACTAACAATTTAATATAGTCCCCTTTATTCCTTTTGTCAAATACTTTTACGTCACCACCAGGAGTGACCATAATAGTAATGAGTTTTTTGACAGGGATACCAGTTAGTTCATAGTAAGCAGAAGCATAGAACATTTCTTGAACGAAATAGTTCTCCAACCACTTTTCAGGTTTGATTTTTTCAGATGTCTTGAAATCGATGACCGCAAGTTCTCCTTCGTATTCTGCGATGCAGTCAACTCTACCCGCTAGACCAAGGTACTCGGAGTATAGAGTCCTCTCTATAGCGTGTATATTATTTATCTTGTCCAGATATGGTAGGGCATGATGAAACATGAACTTGGTGAGAGGTTTGAATTG